AAAGGTCGCAATGGGATACCATATCACTGGTCCCCCTAAGATTGGTAAATCCACCATAGTTCCACTGTTGTGTGAGCAAATTTGCCTAGCTCGCGGAGTTGAATACCGCGAACAGGATAGTGCTCAAATCAACTTGATGGCACCATACCAGGATGAACTGAATAATGCGACCCAGACCATTGTCGTGAACGAGACTGTTCCGATTAAGGTGCATTTGGCTAAATCAGTGGAAAACGCTTACAATACAGCGTTGGCCCTGGTGGATCCTGTGCCCTACCATCCGAACAGATCCAGCTTGGAAGAAAAGTCGAAGAACACCATGACACACATTGGTGTAATATCGACAGGAAACACCGAACAACCCTTCCTTCATGTTGCTGAGACTCCCGGAGCATGGGAGAGACGCTACAAGATCATCAGTATGACAGTGAAAGCTGAATATGCTGACGAATATGGACGTTTTGATTCCTCTAAGAGCGACGGATCTAATGATTATCATTGGTTCGACGTCTATGAGATTGTCTATATTGGAAAGACCCGTAAGGTGATCTACTTTGAAGTCAATGGAAAGTCTAGCTTGCAGCTTGATTCCCAGGAATTATTTGAACTGGTAAGAAAGCAATCGATGGATCATTTCAGCGAGCAAGACAGACTTGATGGGCTTCACAACAAAGCCAAGCGAACTGGTTGCATGTCGTGTAAACGCCTTGCTTACATGTGTAAATGTCCCAACAGGGACGATCATACTCTCTCTGGTAAGCAGGTCGCAACCAAAAACACCGATGCGAATAGTGACACTTCTGTAGAAGATGCTTGTCCTGCGCGTACACAAATTGGTGCAAATCGTTCTCCCTGTGATTTTCACAAGGGTGGACTATGCAGCTACTGTGGACGCGAAGAACCAGACTCTGATTCAGTTGAGAGTGTCACACCACAGCCAGAAGTTGGCGTTGTGTCAGTTGCAGCTAGTACTGCTGGATCCCTCATGTGGAGCTCTGTGCTCCCATGGGTGAATCCCTTTATCAAACTGCGCTGGTTGTGGAGTATTGACAACAATGTGATGCGATGCATGCACGAGGAACTTGTTGAGGAATTGAGCTACTGGCCGGAAACGGTCGGTTGCACAACTTTCTCCTTGCTTCCAAAATCGTGGACGAATAGAGCTGATGGTTCTCTAACCTTTTTTGGGAAGAAGAAAGAACAGTTCTTGCGAGCAGTGGCTGCAGAGAAACAGATTTTCCTGCCTCTCAGCTATCTAGCTCGTCGAGCATTTTGCATCGGACTGTTGTGCTTTTTCGCACTATGCTGTTTCGGATACCTTATGGAATATTTTGGTATGAACCCTCGAGAGTACGACCAAGTCGTTATGAAAACACGAAATGTGTCGGAATGGGGATGGTATTATTTCTTCCCCCAACACTCGAGATATGTCTACCAGAGACGTGATTTGTACGCTGAAATGGGAATTTTCACAGATAGATACCTGGACTTCGAGTGGTATTATGTTAACATATACTTCTTCGAAAGGTGGCTGGGTTACCTCTGTGTCCCATGGTATTTCACGTACAAGCGTTTCATTCCTGTACTCGAAACGAGGTTATATCAGTGGTGGTTGGCCCCACTACTGATTTCGACTTGCGTTTCCATTTTGCTCTTCTTCTACCTTTGGTGGAGGAGAGCGATGGGATATCGTGCAAGATACGAGAACCTCAAAAGAAGAGCTTCCTCAGATCAAGAGTTCCAACGGAGTCTCTATGAGCGTGCCAGACGGCATTGTACTGAGTACAACTCACTTGTCCCAACTGCGTTGGGCGTAGTGGGCGCTATAGTGACCGGTCTCGTAATTTGGAACAATATGAGAATGCCAGAAGCTGGAATTCGTGATGATAATCGAACTAGTTGGAACGACTGGTTCAACTTTCAACGCGATGTTCCTGAACCGAAAGAGTCCAGGAACGCTTCTGCTGACGAAGCTGCTGGAAATGTGGGTAAAGTTTTGACTCACATTGACACACAAATTGACGGTGAACCCAGAATTCTAATGGGAATGTACTTAGAACCTGGGATTTTGACACTACCACGCCATCTGTTCAAGAAAGATATGCTTGGTGAAGAACTGGTTGAATACCTTGATCTCCACATGGAGACCAATGGTGTGAAAACCAAGTTCCGAGCCTACTCAAAGAACATGGAACGCATCGCGAACAAAGATGCAGGCGTGATATTTGTGCCAAAAGCTCCATCCATTGGAGTATCACTGAAAAATATGCTGCCACGGAAAACCGGCTCCGATCATATCAAGAGCCGACTTCTCTATTTACAAAAAGCCGATGTAGATCCTAATGTGAAGGATTATGCACTCAGGAAGACTCGTGTCCTCAAACAGGAGATCCTGAATGCAGAATACATCGCTAAAGTCGATAGTGGAAGATTTGACTGTGGCAGAGGACTCCAATACCTTTCTAAGGTAACGAAATCAGGCTTTTGTGGTTCCGTTTTGATGGCAGATCGAAGAGATCCTACCATCCTCGGTTTCCACATTAGTGGTCAAAATTACGACATGACTTCCAGGAGGGGTTTTGCGCAAGAGATCACCTTTGATGATTACAATGCGGCTGTGGAAAAGTTGAAGACTCAACCACATTTTCGCAACGTACCAGAGATGAAGATTCTGCACACGACTCGCCTCGGTATCGACCTCGTACCGCACGCCGGTCCGCATCCTAAGACAGAAATGTTCGAGAAAGATGCGATGGACTTGCATTCCGGGGTCGAAGTTATTGGTCATACAACAAATCTACCAAAATACAGGTCGAGAGTTAGACGTTCTATGTTGAGCGAAAAGCTCGAGACACACTGTGGGTGGAAATGTCGTTGGAGGGCTCCCTACATGAAAGAGCCCTGGAAGCACCACAACAAAGCCTTAAAGAAAATCGCCACCGGATCACGAGAAGTTCCGCCTGATGCGCTCAGGTGGGCTAGTGATGATTACTGGAATCAGATTTTTCCAGCACTACAGAAGCACATCTCGAAGCACCCTGAACTTTGTCGAGAGTTAACTCTAGATGAAGCAATCAATGGTGTCAAGGGTTCGCACTATATGAAACCCTTCCAGATGAAAACTTCTGCCGGGATACCGAATGGCGACAAGTTGAGTAGCGGTCTTTTCAAGGAAATAGACCCCTACGAAGACGGCAGAAAGCGATACGAATTGACCGAGAAAGCCCAAGAATATTTCGATGGGATGATGGGTTGCTTCGATCGCGGTGAACGCATTGGCGTGTATGTACGCACATGTCTGAAAGACGAAGTGGTCGAGGAGGAATCTGAAAAGGTCCGAATCTTCTACATTTTGGAATGTCTTTTTGGACTAGCCTGTAGAATGTACTTCTTGCCAATTGCTGAATTTATTTCCAGGTATCCACTGGAGACAGAGTGCGCAGTAGGAATAAACTGCGCTGGCCCTGAGTGGGAAGCTCTTGTCGCCCACATCAATGCCTTGGCTACTGATGCCAGGTTAAATGATTGGGATTTTAGTGGCTACGACTTGAATCGACCCTGCGATGTGACTTGTACTACTTTGAACACATATGAACGCATTGGATCGAACATGAGTTACGCTGATAAGTCACTCAAGCGGATGCATGGAATAGGAGAGGAACTGCGAAATCCTCTCGTCAACTGGAATGGAACGATCATGTTTTTATTTTTCTGGTGCTCTGGCAACACAATGACCGTGTATGGCAACAGCACCGATAACTCTCTACTGCAGAGAATATCGTTCTATTTCAATGGAATCCTCGAACTTGGAGAAGATGAGTTTCATAAACTTGGTACCTATCAAGAGAATGAGCACATCGCCACGTACGGGGATGATGGACATGGTGGATCTAAGCCAGAAGTCCGCGCCATTACCCAATTTTCCTCTAGGAAACGATTTTTCGATTTCGTGGGTGTCGGTTTTACCAATGCGCGGAAAGACGGCTCAGATGATGAGTGGATAGAATCTGAGTTTGTGGATTTCCTCAAACGAAAGAGCGTCTACCATCCAGATCTGGGTATCCGAGTGGGTGCATTGGACCAGAATTCTATTCAGAAGATGGGACATATGAGTCACGGCTCTGGAGAACCAGAAGATCTCGCTATTGCCACAATCCAAACAATGCTGCATGAAGCCTTTCTCCACGGGGACACTTTCTATGAGTGGCTCCGTACGAGATTACGGAATTGTGCAACAGAGTGTTGTATTTGGTGTAAAGAGTTAGACTACTCGTATTCAGAAAAGGTCATTGCCTGGAAGGAGAAGTACCAAGAGTAATTTCCTTCCCTCCGACCTGTCGGATGTCTTTAAAAGCCGAAACCAGTCTGGTCTGGTTCCTACGGGTAAGCAAAACCACGGCGTGTGTATGGACACCATCGGGAGATGTCGAACAATTTCCCTTTAGGCTTCGCACGTCGATGTTCATCGCTAGGCAGTCCGGGTAGGCTGCTCTATGCTTAATTCAAATGCCCGAAACAACTAATACAACATCACATAAGATCTTCGGCTCAGGCATGGCTGGAGACGCTTCCATAAGCACACAAAATATGTCATTCAAGGACAACAGTCCTGGTCAGATGGACTCTAGAGGAAGTGTCATGGACCCCACACGCAACGTGGCGTTCATGAGTGACACGACCTTGAACGAGTTTTTCTCTCGACCCGTCAAAATTTTTGACACCGATTGGGCAGTGAATTCTTCACTTTTTGCCCGTTTTAATCCGTGGGAACTCTTTTGGGAGAACCCACGCAACGCGGAGAAAATCCGTAACTACTATTTGCTCAAATGTACTATGCATGTGAAGCTACTCATTAATGGTAACGCCTTCTATTATGGTCGTGCGATACTAGGATATGAGCCGCTTGCTGCTTTGGACAATACGTCCTACACAAGTATAGCTCGCAAAAATGCATATGAGAACGAGGACCTAGTCCGCTTGTCACAGCGCATGAAAGTCTTTGTCAATCCGACTGAAAGTTCTGGAGGATCTTTGGAGTTGCCCTTCTTTTGGGATCGCAACGCCTTGTCCATTCCTGACAGACAGTGGAGATTGATGGGAGACTGCGTTTTGATGAGTCTGAACGATCTCAAGCACGCAAACGGTGGTACGGATCCACTCTCCATTTCAGTGCTCGCATGGGCAGAGAACGTCTCGTACTCTATTCCAACCTCAGCTGTCCCCGAAGCGGGATTCCCTTTTCCTGAGGCTGGTGGAGATGAACACGAGACCGCCGTGGTTTCTCGTCCAGCGAGTACTGTCGCCAGATACGCAGGTGCGTTAACCAACATTCCCTGGATAGGGCCTTTTGCACGAGCAACTGAGATCGGAGCTGGAGCTGTCGCAGCAATAGCAAAGATCTTTGGTTACTCGAGCCCCGCCAATCTAGAATATGAAATGATGGTACCAAACCCGCGTCCCTCAATGGCAGTGGTGGACACCAAGTACTCCACAAACAAATTATCCGTCGATAGTAAGCAAGAGATCACAATTGATCCAGCTACCACTGGGATCACATCGTCGGACGAACTGCCTATAGCCGCGATTGCTGGTAGGGAATCTTTCCTGACCAGTTTTGACTGGCTGCAGTCAGACGTCCGTGATGCATCGTTGTTCCAATGCAGAGTTGACCCGCAAATGTTTCGCACGAACGGTTCTGAGTACCATCTCACCGCTTGTGCAGCTGCGGTCTTGCCCTTTGATTACTGGAGAGGGACTATGAGATTTCGATTTCAAATTGTCTCTTCCAATTATCACAAGGGCCGTATTCGCATTGTCTATGATCCCCTAGGTGGCTCTGCTGACCCTGAGTACAACACTCACTATACCACTATTCATGACATCTCTTCTGAGAAAGATTTTACGGTGGACATAGGTTGGGCCCAGCAGGAAGCCTATCGAAGGCCGCTTGGGATTAGTCCGGCTTGTTTTAGTACATCACGTATATCGTATCTCACTCCTATTGCTGACAAAGCTAATGGAGTTTTGAGTGTGCACGTTCTTAACGAATTGACCGTGCCCGGTACCGTGGTTTCTGACATCCAAGTCAATGTCTTCGTATCAATGCTAGATGACTTCGAGGTAGGCATGCCTGCCTCTGAGTTGTCCAAGTGGAGATTTCGACATCCAAACCCTCCTAGTCAAACCTTCGCAATTCCTGAAGCAGGAACCGGAGATACGACGGAGGAGATGGATTGTTGCGATGACGCCATTCAAGACCCACCGACCATCGACACAATGGCTGATGCCATAATCGACACACCAGAGACGACCAAACTTTTCTTCGGAGAAGTGATAGGGTCGTTTCGACAATTACTGAAGCGCACTTGCTTGTCAGAAGTCGTTATTGTCAACGACGAAGCGACTAGCTCAGTGCTGACGATTGATAGACGAGCCTTCCCAGAGTATGGCGGGATGTTAACCAATGGAGATACCGCTTTTGGAAACTCCATGGTCCTCCAATACTCAAATGGGCAGAAAGTGGTCCCAACAGCTACCACACCTATCAATTATCTTGCTCGCATGTTCCTCGGATGGAGAGGTTCGATTCGCTGGACGTTCGACACATCAACGTTGAATGTCACTAGCGGAGCCGACCAATTTAACTCCATCTCACCAGTTATCTCTCGATCTGACCTGTCATCGCGATTGACAAAGGTACTACCTTTGCGTGATCCGACCTCGCCGCTATACAATGCTGGCACGACCCTTTTAGATCAAGAGGACTTCATGTTTTTGCTGGGTGCATTCGTAGGAAACACGAATGTCAATCCTCTTACCTCTGTTGAGGTACCATTTTATTCCAACAGAAGGTTCGAGTACACCCACTTTGACAGTAGTTTTGGTTCATTTACCGAGGGACCATCGTACAAATTTCAAGCTGTGCTCCCTGGCTCGGCAGGCGATACTGATATTTCTTTTGTTCGCCTGTTCTGCTCAGCCGGAGAGGATTTTAACCTGTTTTTCTTTAATGGACTCCCACCGATTTTTAATCAACCAACTTTACCGTTGGATCCGGGAAGTCCTTGAAACAGGGAGCAGGGGACCTGAAGCGGAGGTCCTAATAAAAGACGCTCGCCGGGAATGTTGGATACGTCCTGGATGAATTTCTCCCTGTAGGTGAACAGCACCAGATGGCAAACTTTTTGAGACACCAAGCTGGTCCTGGAATCCGAGAGGGTTGAAATTTTTGGTTATACCGTGACTTCGGTCATAAAAGGCATACGCGACATCTCAGACTTGAGCTGGGAAAAACCTTGTCTACCCTGGTATTAATGGGCGGAGCTGAGCAACTTCGGACACACAACTGCGATCCAGAACGGACGGGTGGGAGCCCCCGTCCACGGGTGCATCTTTAGGATGTATTCGTCTGGCATGATTCCTCTGAGTGAAGTACGTTTTACTTCTTGGTCTTGTGCCAGGAAGGTTTTTGTGCTCTTACTTAGTGAAGGTCTTGCCGGGAAATCACGTACGATTCGGAACAGCTTCAGCCTAGAAAATGGCTTGGAGAGCTGTCCGTCTACCGGCTTCTTA